ATCAAATTGTTGGCCTGTATTCCTGCCTTAAGATATTCAAAAGGATTATTATCGGCGTTTTCTAATGTTCCTAGGACATCTTCGGCTCCGGATATTACTCCACCTGCGCCAAATAAACTGCTTACACCTTTTCCAGATATGCTCAGTGGACTTGGACTTGTATCATAATACACTGCGGTAAACGCACCAGATTCGTCATTCTTTCGTATGGTACCTTGATTGTAATAAACTGCTTCATAGGCAAGGCTCATTTTATTTGCCAATATTTTATTGCCATCACTTTGATCAACTGTGTCATGGCTCCAGTCTGTAATCAATGGATTCAGTAATGTATATTGACTAAACTTATGTTTATGTAGAACAAAAATATCAACACTTTTAAAAAATGGTTGTAATTGGAAATTGTTTAAACCATACAAATTATTTGCCACTCCATATTTGGTATCACCAAATACTCTGGTTGGAGATTGATAGGTACCGTCAGCATAATAATATTTGTAATAGTTGACCCATAAATTTCTTGTTATCTCACTGTTGTCATCGTGGAAGTCAACTGCTATAGGATTGTATTTGATATGTGTTTGTACTACAGTCTTTCTGTTATATTGATTTATTGTTTCTGTGGCTGCGGTAAATTTAGGCAAATCAATTTTTTTAACTAACAATCCTAGATCACTATAATTCCATCTACGATCTTGTACCGCATATTCGTTGATGTTAAATGCTACAAAATACAAGAACCCATGTTTTGGTGCTCGTGCATAATTATTTTGAACATAGAGTCTGTTGGCATGTTGGTAATCTTTGACATCACCTTTGCTTCCAAGAACTCCGCCTAGAAATGCGTTGAATATATTTGACATGTAAATATTTAGTCAAAAAAAAAGCCTGGTGGTTAAGCCAGGCTTTTGATAGTGTATGGATCGCTTATCCGCCGATTGCCAACGATCCTAAAGTTCTACCCACTGCTTCGCCAATACCAAATTCGCCCGAACCAGTTTCGCTGTTGAATTGTAGTGCGTTATCATAGGTGATTGTTAGTGCAATATCCATTGGGTCGTTACTAGCATAATCGCCACCTTGGTAAGTAGCATTTTTAATAAAACAACCTAAGAAATCAAAACGCTCCAATGTTACTGGAGTATTGGCACCGTTGCCCCCGTCTAGTAATTCAACACTCATGCTGAACTTATAGTCAATGCCGCTAGCGGCTGAACTTTGCTCTAAGAAGTCAAATTGTTTCTGTAGCTGACGTCCGACTAACTGTGTTACGTGATTGCTTGAATCATCACGTAGCATTAGTTTTGCGTCTGCCCATGTGTGCTTGCCAGCAATCTTCACGGTGCTGTTGTACACTGGCAATTTGATTTCTTCAAATGATAGTTCTGGTCTGCTCACGCTGATGACCTGTTTGGTTAATTCCGTTACTGGAATGTCATTACCTACTCCAAAGTTTGTTAGTGTTACACGAAAACGATATTTTAACTTTGGCATCAAAAGCCCTTGTGGGCTTTGATTTGTTAAAGGTACTGTAAATCTATTTAGACTTGCGCTAGACATATTGCTTGCTCCTTGTTCTTTATATTTACCTATTAATAGGTACCGGCTGCAATAGCCCCTGTGTTTACTATACGCAATGGAATATAGATAAACTCAACTGCTTTGACTGGTTCAATGGCAATGTCTAACCATAGCTCTGAACGATCAATTCTAGCAGGTGTATTATTTGTTGTATCACAAACAGTAATAAAGTCATAGATACCACGTAAGCCTACTAGTTCTAACAACAAACTATCAGCTGCCGCTTTGATCTCTTTGCGTGTTTGAGCATCATTTGGTTCAAACAAGAATGGTTTTGCCATTACTGTAAGTTGATAACGCAAATATCCAATCAAACGTGCTACGTTAATTCTATCAAGCGCACTAGCTGATGCAGCTCTGGTTAATTGACCAAAGTTTGTTAGACCTGCGCCTGGCAATGTTGCGATAGGATTAATTTGTACTGTTGATTGCGCCATTACATCACGCAGACCTTGATACAGACTAACTGTTTTGAATTGACCAGTTGCTTCATCAACATAGCCTACGCTTGACGCATTGTCAACACCACCGCGGCGTGTTCCTGCTGGAGCATACCATTGATATGACTTAGCATCACTGTTGATAATTGTACGTAGCATCATGTGACTTGGAGGAACAACAATGTTGTTTCCTGAATTGTCAGTAGTATAACCACTTGGATAGAATAGACCCAAGTAGTCATCGTGTGTGACAGCACCAACATCGCCGTTGTCATAGGCCAAGTTGGCATTGCTACCCCAAGCAGTTAAATCAGTGGCATTAGCCTTTAATCTAAATGGTGTATCACCAACTACAAATGCTGTTTGACCACGATCTGTGTTTAAACCAACTAGATTGCTAATGGCTTCTGGATATCCAGGGCAAGCAATCAAATTGTAGTTCAGTGTATCTGTATCACGGATAGCTTGGTTAGTATCAATCAACGATTTTAGTGCTGATACCACAACACCGCGTTGTGCGTGACGTCCAAACTTACCAGAACCGTCTTCGTTATTGCCACCAACTGTAACCCAACGATCTGTAAAATAAGGTGTAGGTCCATTCATGACATCATTTTGATATCTAATGTTTAGACCGCCATTGGCATTAACGTTGATATATCCTGTTTGATATTGTTTAACATTAAATCCTGAACGACGTGTATTCCACAATCTTGTTCCACGTGGGTAAACACTTGGATCAGGAGCATCTGGATCTACATAGTTGCTGTTTAACAATGCCAACACAGTTGCTGGATCTGTTGCTTGACCAGTTGTGGCCCAACGTGCGTCACCAAACACCCATCCATTTGGACTGGTGTGATCAGTTACGTCTTGTAGAATCCAATTGCTACCATCGTAAACATAAATGTCTTTGCCATACATTTCTAAATCAGCAGTGCTGATCCAAATATCGTTGGCTTCTAACGCAGAACCATCGCTTTGAACTGTAGGTTGTGTAGCGCTTACAATAGGACCGTTTGGATCAGTGCTGGGATATTGATTTAAATAGCCTACCCATTTTTGTCCATCGTGGATCATAATATCAACTTGATCATGGACAGCACTGTACCATAGTGTACCGTCTGCTGGAGTGTTTGTAGGCGCAGATTTCTGTGCTACATATGTCAATGGTCTCCAGTTGCTGATCAAATAATCATAACTGTCAACTCCGGTATACATGTCTCCAGCTGGTGCGCTATTAAGATAAGGCACGCCGGTTTGTGCTATTGGATCATATGGTGTTAGATTACTAATAGCGGTATTCAACGGACTGTTAGAACCATCTGCTAGTTCAATTTCTCCACCTGCGGCATGTGTGATTGTTAACACATTAGTAGTGGCATTGTATGAAGCACTGACATTTGTTAATCCAGCTGTGGTGTTAATGGCTTGAGCAATTTGTGCAGCAACAGTAGTTGAGGTAGATCCAGCAACATTAACTGTTATGTTAGATCCCCATGCGGCTGAGCCTGCTAGTGTTTCTCTTAGTGTGAATACGCTGGCACTAGAATTAATTGTTGTAGTAGTTGGAAGATTTACTACTGTAGCACCTGCGGCAGCACGGCGCCATACTTTAAAATCAGCAGTGTATGATGAAGAAGTTGATACAGCGTGCGCAGTATCTGATTCTACAAACAATGTTCCAACTTTGATATTTTTTCCACCTGCGCTGTCTAGTGCGGTGTCTGCGGCCAATGTACTTGTGTAAATTGGTGCAGCAACAGTTGACCAAGTTTGTGTTGTACCATTGTAATATTTTACAACATAGTCAGCACCGTAACCGGGTGTTGTAGTCTTAATCCAAACACTACCTGTTGGAGTAGAATTTGTCCAGGTTGGGTAACTAGTGTGTGGGCTAATTTGTAGCTGTTTGCCACCGTTAAATCCTTGATGTACTTCTACCCATGCGTTAGAACTAGCGGTTGTTTTGTAGTACAAAACAATGCTGTTGTCACTTGTAACATACACAGCATACTCGCCTTGGATACCAAAGCTATCATTTGGTACACCATTAGTGGCTGCTGTGTCCATGTTGGTATTGTCAATAATTTCAGGTGTCTTAACAGTAAAACTACCATTACCGCTGGCATTCCACTCGTTGATACCAAATAGTGTATTTGCGGTGTCTAACCAATAAGTTCCTGCAGTAGGAGTACCTGTTGGAGCACTTGATTGTGGACTTAATTGTGTTAAATCTAAATTGGCACGTACAACATAGGCTCTTGAACTTGCGCCTAATAGGCTGTATGCGGCTTGTAAACCGTATTCGTTTTGCTCACCAGCGTGGATTGGATTACCGCTTGTGTCTGTATAGAACAACGGAGTACCAAATGTATCTGTTAGATCGCGTTGGCTAGTGATGATGTATACTGTGCCTGCATTGGCTTCTAGTGTACCTTGTGCTGTTCCTGTGCCACTGGCATTACTTTTGTTAGCGGCGCTGGCCATAACAATAAGTGGAACTGTTCCTGGTGTTGCAGGGGTATAGAAGCTTTCGTCAATGACTGAAACTGATACGCCTGGTGAATTTAATGTTGCCATTCTTTCTATCTCCTTAGTGGATTACTTGCTTTTATTTAGCGCCAAACCCGAAAAAAATACAGGTTAAATACACATACAAAAGGGCAACAAAAGGGCACTATGAGAAAATTATGTCAATCTTGTCAAACAAGACCGGTGGCAATTAACTATTACAAAGATGGACGCCCATTCTATAGAAGTCGGTGCGACCATTGCTGTCGTGGTTATCAAGATTCTAGACCGTTATGGGCATTGGCAGGCTATAAGAAAAAATCAGCATGTGATAAATGCGGATTCAAAAGCTCGGCCGTAGAAGTGTTCAACGTGTTCCATGTTGATGGAGATTTGAACAACTGTAGATTTTCTAATCTTAAAACAGTGTGTGCTAACTGCCAGCGATTACTACACCGAGAAGGGGTGCGATGGCGTCAGGGAGATTTGACGCCGGATTTATAATGGTTTTGACTTGGTTGTACAAATCATCAATGGTGCCATTATTGTCTAACACATAATCAAAATTTGTACCAACCCAGGACGTTTCGCTGGAATGTACCTGTAGTCTTTCTAATTTTGCTTTGCTCAATGCCCATTCTGAATTGCCATTTGGACCACGATTTACAGCCACTGCGGCATTGTACCATTCTGGCTCAGGTCCGCGAACTACACGAACTACAATACCGCCAGCATCTTTGATTGATCGAATTTCGTTGGGAAAGCGACAATCACTGATCACAATGTCATCCTTGGAGTTGCGCAGTTTGTTTTCTAATGCGGCAATCCAAATATCGTCATGGAATCCTCGACGGCAAACTTCTGTGCCCCAGTATTGTAGTATCCAACGAGGAGTAATTTCTATGCCCAATCGCTGACTCCACCATGGATCCACTTGTTCACGCCATTCACGTGCTGATTTAGTGCGGCCTTCTAGCATTGTACGATCCCAACCAAACACCATGCTAACAGCATCTTTTAAGCTGTTGGCAAAACTTTCTCGTCTAAACTCATGGAAATTGGTAAGATAATCAGCAATAGTATCCTTACCTGAACCGATAAAACCAACAATTCCGATAATAGATTTTTTTTTATTTTCTGTGTTTACATTTGTCTCCATGCCATCTCCCGTAGTTCATAGCATCTACTTCCTTACTACAATAATAACATTTTATTTTAGGCGC